CCAAAAGAAGTTCAAGCGGCAATGAGTCGTAGAGATTGTCAGCGTCTATGGGAGTTAAGCCACGATGCAATGGAAATGGCACAGGCAGGTGCTGATAAAAAAAGAATAGAATCACAACTTGTAGATAGATATATAAATGGTTTAGATACAGGTTCTAAATATGATGGTTATCAAGAAAGACTAGCAAACAGAGTTATTAATATAGCGATAGAGCATAAAGATGATATAAGTGCCTATGACTATGCTGAACTTTTTTACAACAAATGCTTGAAGGGGGACTTGTAATATTTTATGAAAATAAATGAACTACAAGAAAATGCTGAGAGGGAATACGTAAACCTACCCAAAGAAGACATCGAGAGATTAAGGGCAAAGTTCCTTCCTGACTGGGAGTATAAGGACAACAGCCTACAGAAAAAATACAAGTTCGAAGACTACTTCGAAGTGATAGAATTCTTAATCAACACCATCAAGCCACAAGAGAAACTAGATCACCATGCTGACTTAGGTGTCTTCTATGATGAGGTTCTTGTAAAAATTTACACGCACAGGACAAATGACGTGTCGGATTATGATTTTATGGTGGCCTTGCAGATAGATATGATAGCCAAGGCAAAGCATGGAGCAATCAATCCTAATTACAATCTAAACAAGTTAGTTGACGAAGGCACTAGATGTTGGAAAGGCTACGAGAAGAAGGGCATGAAAACCATGTTCGGCAAACGTGTGCCCAACTGCGTCAAGCGAGAATCATTAGACATATGTGTAAACTGTGGTGAACTGGTGTTTGAAGAAACGCTTAATGAGAATCTTAAAAAATGGTTCAAAGACAAATGGGTAAGGGTTGGACCAAAAGGAAAAATTAGAGGTGCCTGCGGTGGCAAGAGCAAAGGCGAAGGTAAACCGAAATGCTTACCGGCCAAAAAGGCATACGCATTAGGAAAAAAAGGCAGAGCATCCGCGGCCAAAAGGAAAAGAAGGAAAGATCCTAATCCTAACAGACGTGGTAAAGCAATCAACGTTAACACTAAAAAGAAAAAGAAATAATTTGCATTCGCAGTAAATCTGTTATATACTTGTTGAATAACAACAGGAGAAACAAATGGCAGTAAGAAACTTCAATGACGCTGAAAAGCAAAAATTGATCCAGATCATTTCCCAAGGCTCACAGGTACTAGGTGAAGTAGAGGACTTGAAAGGTGGATTGAAAGACACAGTAAAAGCAATATCAGAGGAACTGGAATTAAAACCAGCACTTATCAACAAAGCGATATCTGTTGCACACAAGGGCAACTACCAAAACATCGCTGATGAGATGGACACCCTGGAAAGCATTCTAAACACAGCCGGCAAACTTTAGTGATAAAATTACTCAAGGAATTTTGGGTAACCAGTTACACCACAGATAAAATTGCATTTTGGTTTGAACTAGTTTCGGTATCATTAACAATCATAGGATCATGTGTGTTGACTTTTACCTCTCCACATCCTATAATGAACGTAGTATTTCCCATTTATTGGTTAGGATCAAGTACTCTGTTGGTAGCATCAATAAGACGTAGGCAAATTTGGTTGTGTACACTAACAACCTGGTTTACAATAATGAACACAATAGGATTATACAAAGTATTCATAGCATGAGTTACATAGACGCACTATACAAAAAAGACGAAGACAAGATATACGTCGTAGAACGTGATACAAAAAAGGGCCGTGTGTTCGTTGAGTATGACGCAAGATACGTGTTCTACTATCCGGACGCAAGGGGCAAACACAGATCAATGACAGGTGAGCCATTACAGAGAGTGGTGTGCCAAACCAACAAAGAATTCATCAAGGAGCAGAGGATCAGATCCAACAAGCAACTTTATGAACATGATATCAATCCAGTATTCAGATGCTTGGAGGAGAATTACTTAGGCAAGGAAACTCCAAAACTGAATGTGATGTTCTTTGATATCGAGGTTGACTTCGACCCAGATCGAGGTTATTCAACAACAGATGATCCGTTCATGCCCATAACTGCCATAAGTTGTTACATGAGTTGGACGGATCAACTGGTCACACTGGCAGTACCACCAAAGACAATCAGCATGGATGATGCAAAAGAGCTCACAAAGAGATTTGACAACACAATGTTGTTTGAGAAAGAGAAAGACATGCTTGATGCATTTCTGCAACTTGTTGAGGACGCTGACATATTGTCAGGGTGGAATTCGGAGGGATATGATATCCCGTACACTGTGGGAAGAATACAAAAAGTTTTAAGCGGAGATGACACAAGAAGATTATGTTTCTGGGGCGAGAAGCCAAAGAGAAGAGTGTTTGAAAAATACGGCAGGGAGCAGTTGAGTTTTGACCTTGTTGGACGTGTACACTTGGACTTGCTAGAACTATACAGAAAATACACATATGAAGAAAGACACAGTTTCAGGCTAGACGCGATAGGGGAACACGAACTAGGAGAGAAGAAAACTGTGTATGAAGGATCGTTAGATAATTTGTACAAGAATGATTTCGGATTATTCATAGAATACAACAGACAGGATACGGCACTACTTGCCAAGTTAGAAAAGAAACTAAAGTTTATAGAACTTGCCAATGAGATCGCACACCAAAACACTGTGTTGCTACAAACAACAATGGGTGCTGTTGCTGTGACAGAACAAGCGATTGTGAACGAAGCACACAGGCGTGGAATGCAGGTAGCAGGTAGAAAGTACAAAAAAGATGGAGAAGAGAATCAACCGGCGGCAGGGGCGTATGTGGCAACTCCGTTGAAAGGCATACATGACTGGATTGGCTCAATTGACATCAACTCACTGTACCCATCAGTAATTAGAGCATTGAACATGGGTCCTGAGACAATCGTGGGACAGATAAGACCAGTGATAACATCAGCAGAGATCAACAGGGCCAAACACGCCAAGAAATCATTCGCGGCGGCATGGGACAGCCAGTTCGGCAGTTGGGAATATCAGGCTGTGATGAACAAGGAGAAAGGCACAGAGATAATTGTGGACTGGGAGGACAAGACAAGTGTGCGTATGAGTGCCGCACAACTATACGAGATCATATTCGACGGCAACAACAAATGGATGTTGAGTGCCAACGGAACAATATTCACATACGAGTATGAAGCGATCATTCCAGGCTTACTGAAACGTTGGTACGCAGAAAGACAGGAGATGCAACAGAAAATGCGTGACTGTGGAGACAACGAAATTGAAAGAGAGTATTGGGACAAGAGACAACTTGTCAAAAAGATTAACTTGAACAGTTTGTATGGTGCGATCCTTAATCCAGGTTGTAGATTTTTTGACATAAGGATCGGACAATCGGTAACACTCACTGGCAGGTGTATCACAAAACACATGGCCAGCAAAGTGAACGAGACAGTCGCAGGCAAGTATGACCACAAGGGCGAAAGCATTGTTTATGGAGACACTGACTCCGTGTATTTTACTGCATATAAAACACTGCAGAAGGAAATAAATGACGGCAGTATACCATGGTCCAAGGATTCGGTAGTCGCACTCTACGACAAAATTTCAGATGAAGTGAACAGTTCATTCAAAGCATTCATGACAAAAGCATTCCACACACCTAGCACAAGGGGTGAAGTGATAGCGGCAGGAAGAGAACTTGTTGCATCAAAAGGCCTTTTTATCACCAAGAAAAGATATGCTGTGCTTTACTATGACAAAGAGGGTAAACGTACAGATGTCGAGGGCAAGGAAGGAAAAATGAAGGCAATGGGTCTCGATCTAAAACGTTCTGATACACCTGTGTTTGTACAGGATTTTTTAAGTGACTTGCTGTACATGGTGTTGACAGGAAAGACAGAAACAGAAGTCCTAGGAAAAATTAGTGACTTCCGAGCAGAGTTCAAGGCGAGGCCGGGGTGGGAGAAAGGATCTCCAAAGAGAGCAAACAACATGACCAAGTATACAGAGGCAGAAGAGAAACAGGGAAGGGCAAACATGCCTGGACACGTAAGGGCCAGCATGAACTGGAACAGATGTAGAGAGATGTACGGAGACAAATATTCATTACCTATAACAGATGGTGCCAAGGTGATCGTGTGTAAACTGAAGAATAATCCAATGGGTTATACGAGTATAGCATATCCTGTTGACGAAATGCGTATACCCGAATGGTTCAAGGAGTTGCCTTTTGATGGTGATGCCATGGAATCAACCATAATGGATCAAAAGATAGATAATCTCATAGGTGTGTTGGGCTGGGACGTGCAATCCACTGAAACCAGTAATACATTCAACAAACTATTTGAATTCTAAATAAACATATGTTAAGCATTGAAGAGATCAAGTTGTTGATAGAAAAACTCGAAAAGGTCAAGAAAGAGGACCTACAAGAGTTACTAGATAAAAATCTAAAAATTCTAAAAGATCTAGCGTTGGCTGTTGATGCCAATAATAATGAGGTAATAGACAGGTTAGACAAAACGCCACAATGGTTCATGAAAGACCTAGATCAAAAAATAGAAAGACCAATAGTGGACAAAATGCTACAAAGGGCTATACAACTGAAAATATTCCAGTTTGGAAAAACCAACATTTACAATAGCCTCGAGATAGGGCCCGGATCAGGAATGTTTTCCAAGGAGTTCAGAGCATGGAGATTGAACTATTTTTTGGACATAATACCTGCGCCTGAAAAACACGTAAGGGCAAAATTTCCAGGAAGACATTACAAATATCTCAAATTCTACACAACCAAAAACACAGATTGCAGTAACATACCACAGGGCAGTTGTAACTTTGTGTTCAGTTGGGACACGTTTGTTTTCTTCACACAACAGCATGTTCAACAGTATCTTCATGACATCAAGCGTGTGCTTATACCCGGTGGATATGGATTCATACAGTACGCGGACTGTCATTATGACATCGAACTAGACAATGCCAAAAGAGGTTATTGGAATTACAACACCAAAACGGCAATGGAAAAGATAATAAAAGACGAAGGATATGAAGTGGTAGAGATGAATCAATTCCGTGCAGGGGCCAGTTATGCGGTGTTCCGTAAGCCTGGTAAACAAAATCCAGTTGTGTACAAAGTTTCTGAAATAACACTAGACTAAGATCTAAATATACTATACAATAAGACATTATGATAGACATCTTAAAAGACATCGTTAAACATACGCATGGACTGGGATTCTTAGATCTTGTTAAAATTACTGGCGACAGTAATGAAACTGGCATTGACTCAATGGCAGAGGACAGATCTGTGATCCTACAAGGGTCTTTCCACAAACCACAATCAGAAATGAATGGTACTTTTGGTATGCCTCAGATGGGTAAGTTAGACATCCACTTGAAGTGTCCTGAGTACAAGGAAAAGGCAAAAATAACTGTGTTGTCCGGTGAGAGAAACGGGGCGACAGTTCCTACAGGGATCCACTTCGAAAATGAAAAGGGTGACTTCAAGAATGATTACAGATTTATGAATGCTGAGATTATCAACGAGAAACTTAAGACCGTGAAGTTCAAAGGTGTTAAGTGGGACGTTGAAATTGAACCGAGCGTGGCAAGTGTGCAAAGATTCAACTTCCAAGCAACAGCAAACACAGAACACAACTCATTTGTTGTGAGAACCGAGGATGGAAACTTGATTTTCACTTTTGGTGATCAAGCATCGCATGGTGGTGAGTT